TACTTGCAGATGTAAATCTAATCGGAGCTTCAGGTGGTTGTATTCTTATAGCTTGAAATACAATTTGAGATCCAACTTGTGCGTGTGTATCAATCGGAAATCTTACACCTCCGCCACCATAACTGAATGCATTCGGTATCTGATTCTGTTGAATTGACATATTATTAACCTATTATAAATAAATTTAAAACTATTTATATCAAATTATGGCGTATTCTGGTAAGTTTAAAGTAAAGAACCTTAAGAAGTATAAAGGAGATTTCGATAATATTATTTATCGATCTTTGTGGGAAAGACATGTATTCAAATGGTGTGATGAAAATCCAAACGTAAAACAATGGTCATCAGAAGAAATCATTATACCGTATTTTTACGAAGCAGATAAACGTTATCATAAGTATTTTCCTGATGTTCAAATAGTATTTGAAAATAAAACTTTGTTGGTTGAAATAAAACCAGAAGATCAAACTGTACCACCTACAAGTCCAAAGCGTACTAAAAGATATATTGCAGAAGGTTTTACTTATGTTAAAAATATGAATAAGTGGGAAGCAGCAGAAAGTTTTTGTAAAGATCGTGGTTGGGAGTTTCAAATATGGACAGAAAAAACGCTACAAGAAATGAAATTACTACCAAAAACAATGCCTGGTAAATTAAAACCTTTAAAACGATTACGTCCATATCGAAGAAAACGTAAAAAATAATTATAAATAACGATATGGCTGGAGAAAGTTTATTTAGACAAATGGAAATAGAAGCATTTCGTGCTGGTATTACACCACGAACGAAAGAATCTATTCGTTGGTTTAGTCAAAAAGCAAGGCAATTGTTTCGTGGAAGAACAATTAATAATCGTAGAGATATTATGCAAGATGATGCATTAAGTTTAAAAAGTAGACCTGATAGATCTGCATCTCCTATTGGTAATATGTACATGTATTATTATGATGCAAAACATAAAGCAACATTGCCATACTTTGATGGATTTCCATTAGTAATTATGATGGGACCGGCTAGAGGTGGATTTATGGGTGTCAACTTACATTACTTACCGCCTGTATTGAGAGCAAAGATGTTAGATGTTGTACTTGGAAATGGTGGTAAAATACCTGAAAAGTTTTTAAAACCTGCATTAAAACATTATTTAACTACACAAGTAAAAAGTCGATTTGCACTCGTTGAAAAACCAGAATGGGAAATTGCAACGTTTTTACCAATGGCTGATTGGAGAGGTGCAAGTGCAAATAAAGTATATCAAGATTCTCGAAAATTGTATGGTGGATTATAATGGTAGCATCAATAGATAATCTTAAAAGTACAATATCGTCGCGTGGTGGTATTGCGCGGCCAAATAACTTTCTTGTTGAGTTACCATCTTTACCTGGATTTAGTCGAGCAAGTGATCCATTAAATATTTTATGCACACGTGCTTCAATACCAAGTAAACAAATATTAACAACAGATCGTCGTATTGGTATGGAGTTTGAAAAAATTGCATACGGCTATGCAGTGGATGATGTATCATTAACGTTTTTAGTAACAAACGATTATTATGTAAAAAAGTATTTTGATAGATGGAAAGATTTTATAATAGGTGAAGATCGACAAATAGCTGCATATAAAAACGACTATCAAGCAAAAGTTGTTATTCACCAATTAAGGAATTCAATACCACGTACAGCTTTTGATATTCAAGTAGGTTCATTGCCTATTGGTATCGATGTTACAAATTTTTTAAATTCACTTACCGCAAAAGCCGGCGTTAATGTTGGATTAACAACATACTCAGTAGAACTTATTGACGCATTTCCAACTACAATTAGCGCAATAGAATTTAATAACCAACCAGATGCATTTGTTGAATTGAATATTCAAATGTCTTATACTAATTTTAAAAGAGCTGAAAGCTCACAAATTAGTTTTAAATTATAGGAGAAATTATGGTACTACCAAGATTGAATAATGATGTAAATTATAATTTAGTTATACCGTCGACAAATAAAGAAATTAAGTATCGACCATTTTTGATGAAAGAAGAAAAAACATTGCTTACTGCAATGGAATCAAAAAATAATAAAGTAATATTTAATTCTTTATTAGATACAATTAAATCATGCATAAAAGATGATATTAAAGTTAATACACTTACTTCATTTGATATTGAATATATGTTTTTGCAAATAAGATCAAAAAGTGTAGGTGAAACAGCAAAAGTAGGAGTTAACTGCAGTAAGTGCCAACATTTAAATGAAATTGAAATTAAATTAGATGATATAAAAATTAAAATACCAGATGTAAATAAAACAATACCTTTAGATGATAAGATAACTTTAGAAGTAGATTGGCCGAGTTTTAATGATTTAATTAAAAGTGATATTATAGATGAAGGTGAAATTACTACAGATAAAATATTTGGAATGATGCAACATTGTTTTAAAGCAATTGTAACTGATGATGAAAGAATAAACTTAAAAGACGTTTCAAAACAAGAATTACAAGATTTTATTGATTCTATGAACGCAGGCCAATTTGGTAAAATAAAAGAATTTATAGAAAACATACCAAAATTACAACATATGATAGAATTTAATTGTAGTGGTTGCGGTGAACATAATAACCAAATGTTGGAGGGCGTTTCAAATTTTTTAGGGTAGCTCTATCTCATGAGAATTTAGAAAATTATTATCAACTTAATTTTCAATTAATTCATCATTATAATTATTCGCTTACTGAGATAGAGGAAATGATACCGTACGAAAGAGAAATCTATACATCCTTACTTGAACAACATTTAAAAGAAGAAAGATTAAAACAAGAGACAAGTAAAAATGGCTGAAGAAACATTAAAAACAGTAATTAGTCAACTTCGCATAAATCAAAAAGCGAATACGCAAGAACTTGAATATTTAAATTCTCAAATAATGGGATTAAGTAGTTCTTTTAATAATATGTTTAAAGAGTTAGCTCGAAGTTTTAAATCTCTTTCTATGGATAATTTAGAATCTAGAAGAGAAGCCAAACAAACTTCTAATAAGATGAAAGCAGGTGGATCAAGTAGTAAAATAGATGTACCTCCTTTAATAGGTATTCAAGGACTTATAGCTGGAATAGCTGCAATTGGTGGTGCAATCGGTGGGCTTAGAGGTTGGGAACTTAAAGCATTAGCCAATCTTAGTAAAATAGGTAGCGCATTAAAATTACTATTTCCTGTAACACTGGCAACTAGTATTGCTGCAGCGATTATTCCAAAGGGATTTAAAACATTTCCTGAATATATTACTAATAAATTTAGTAATTTAAAAACATCAATATTAAAAGCTTTAGGGTTTGATGTAACACTTGCAAAATTTAATGATCCTAAGTCTGGATTAAAATTAAGTTTAGCCTCGCAAATACAAAATGGTTTAACTAATTTACGAGCATCTTTAACTGGTAGAATATATCAAATGATGGGATTAGGCGTTGATGGTAAACCTATAGTAGTAAAAGACGCTGCCGGTAAATTTAAAAAAGGTGAATTAACCGTAGTAGGTAAACTTATAAGAGGCTTTAATACGATAATCAGTCCTTTTGCTAAAATTGCTGATGGCATTACTAGTTTTGTAGGTGGTGCTGGAAAAGGGCTTTTTAGTTTTTTAAAATCATTTGGATTAGTTGCAGCATCAGGTGCAGGTACTGTTGCTAGACTTGGTGGTGGAATAGCAAAATTATTTGGTAAAATATTATGGCCAATTGGTGTATTATTTGCTGCGTTTGACGGCATTAAAGCTTTTATTGAAACTGAAGGAAGTATATTTGAAAAAACATTAGCTGGTATATATGGTTTTCTCGGTGATTTTATTGGTGCGCCATTAGATCTTATTAAAAGTGGTTTTATCTTTGTTTTAAAAAAGATAGGTATCGGAGTTGATAAAGATGGTAAAATAGATCCTAGTACTTTTGCTGGTTCAGTTATGAAATTTATTGATGATTTTAGTTTCGAAGATACTATTAAGGCAATACCTCGAATGATTATGAAAATATTTGATACTATCATAGCTTTTATAAAAGATCCAGTAGGTGTGGGTAAAAAAGTTTTTGAATCAATCGCAGGTGGCATTAAAGCAGCTTTCTTTGGTATGTTAAGAAAAGCAGTAAGCTTTGTACCTGATAGATTTTTACCTGATTTTTTACTTGATCCTATCGAAGGTATAGGTAAACAAATATCTAGTTTTGAAAAAAACGCAGAAAGCAGTTTAAGGAGATCTAATAGAGCATCAGGTTCAGCAGCTGCAGCTCAAACAGAAATTGAAAGATTACAGAATATGATTGCCACTGGCGTTTACGATAAGAATATATTTGGCATGGGTGCCGGTGTTGTTTCTAATAAAGAAGAAGCCCTAGCAGAAATAGTAAAACAACAAACCATTGCTGCTAATTTTCAAAAAAATGTATCAGCTGCTAGATATAGTGCAATGGCTGTTATTGAATTACAAAAAATGGAAGCTCAAAGATTAAAACAACAACAAGAAGATATAAATCAATTTAATAATAGCTCTAACAAAGGCGTAAATATTATTAATTCAGACGATCATTCTAGTAAAGTTGATGTTCAGAATGTATTCTCCGGATCAACAACTTCACCTAAAGACGTTGCAGATAATTCAGAATTATATTCTGTGGGATAATGCTTAAAAAATTCTTTTATTGGAAAATAAAAATGTTTGCTTTTATTGTTTTCTTATACATATTTAGCATATGCGGTACTATATGGATTACTGCACAATTAGTACAACTTTTTTTAGAAGAAGCTACCCATGAAGTTGAAACAACTGATTGGCGAGCAATAGAAAGAATGTTAGCATCTAATGCTAGTTATGATGAAAATTCTGAGGCTTATGACGAAGAAATGGAAAATCTAAAAAAGAGATTAAGAGGTTTCTAAAGGATCGAGGGGCTAACCATGGCCCCTCGCGTGTTTATTAAGTAACAACCCTAACCTTGTTGTGCTAACTTTGCAAAATATGACATCGTATCATCTTCAGACTCTGTTTGATTTGAAACAGGAGCTTCAGATATTTGTGTTACATTTTGAACTACAGGTTCGTTCATTTGAATTTCCTGTTTCATTGTTGGTGCTCCCATTGAAACAGTATCTTCACCTAATACTCGATTAAGTTTTTCTTTAAGATCATCATAAGTTTTATAGTTAGTGGGATCTATAAATTCTTGAAGATTATAAACTTTATTATAAATCTCTTCAAGTTTACTATCATCATCTGATAAAGTAGATTGATCTGCAAATTCTGATTTATCATAATTACGATAACCTTCTACGTTTCTTATCTTAAGTTTAAAATCTGCACCTTCCCAAAAATCAAACGGATTAATTGGATCTTCGTCTGCAAATGCAGGTTGCATAACATCCATAATTTTATCAAAGATTTTTTTACCAAATTTAAAGATAAAAACTTTACCTTCATTTGCTGGATTGCTTGGATCAGATTTTATAAGAATATTTGAGACGTAATGTAATCTACGTTTTTGAGCTCGAGCTTTCTCTTTATCTGCTTCGTTACCGGTATTCCATAAACGAGAATTTAATTCTCCGACTGGATCTGGTTGACCAATAGAAGTTAAAGAGTTTTCAATATACCAAAGACCGGTTGGACCTTTAAATCC